TGAGCCCCCAGAAAGCAGGCTTAACGCCTGCTTTACCTTGGTTAAAATATATAGTGGGGATACTTCTGTCTATACCCCTGTAGACCACTACAGTACTGGAGAAGACTTGGAAAGAAACCTGACCCCCGAAGAAGCCAGGAAAGAGCTAATCAGCCTGGTACGCCAGGGGCGTACTATCGTTGATGCCCTAAAGGTTATTGGTCGTTCTCGGTCTTGGTATGATACCCAACGGCGCGAAGCTGAAGGCTTCGCTGCTTATATAGATAATGCTCGGTCAAGAACATCAGACCTCGCTGACGAAGCTCGGTCTGGTATATCTGACTTTGCCGAGTTCTCTGAGAAGTACCTGGGAGCTAAAGTTTGGGACCACATGCTTAACGTGGTCGATATGTTAGAAGGTAAGGAACCTCGCTGGATACATCCATCGATGACTTACGAAAAAGGGTCGGCGGGTTTGTCCCGCCTCTTGGTAAATATACCTCCAAACCATGCCAAGACTATGACCATAACCATTAACTACGTTACCTACCGCGTAGTTAAAAACCCTAACATCAATGTGATTGTTATTTCTAAAACCCAAGAGCAGGCTAAGAAGTTTCTTTATGCTATCAAGCAACGCCTGACTCATCCTCGGTATGCTGACCTACAAGCAGGCTTTGGTCCTACCGATGGGTATAAAGCCACTGCCGACATGTGGTCGGCTAATAAGATTTATCTGGGCGCGGATATCCGTGAGTCAGATGCTAAAGACCCTACCATCGAAGCTATTGGTATGGGCGGTCAGGTATACGGCGCTCGCGCCGACTTAATCGTACTTGACGACGTAGTCACTCTCTCTAATGCTGGAGAGTGGGCTAAGCAACAAGAATGGATTCGCCAAGAAGTTGCCAGCCGTCTTCCACCAGGTGGAGGGCAGCTTCTTGTCGTTGGAACTCGCGTATCTGCAGTCGACTTATATAAAGAACTTCGTAGCCAGCAACATTACACGGACGGAATCGTACCGTGGTCATACTTGTCCATGCCTGCCGTATTAGATTACGCAGACGACCCAAAGGATTGGAAAACTCTTTGGGGTAAGTCAGAGCAACCACTCGCTGAGGATGATACCCCAGATGAGAATGGATTCTTTGACCGATGGACTGGACCGCGTCTAACCGCGGTCCGTAATGAGGCTGGTCCTTCCAAGTGGTCCTTGGTATACCAAAACCTCGATATCGCAGAAAATGCAATCTTCGACCCGATGTGCGTCAGAGGCGCAGTAAACGGAATGAGAAAATCGGGTGCGCTGATTGCAGGCGCTGCTGGTCATCCAGATTCACCGCAGAACTTTTACCGAGTAATCGGTATTGACCCTGCTATGTCTGGTGACACCGCAGCAGTTGCTTACGCAGTCGACCGCAGAACACACAAGCGCTTTGTCATGGACGTTCACGTCATGAGCAGCCCCACACCTGCAGCGATTCGCAATCTGATTCGAGATTGGACGGATGCTTACCATCCTCATACTGTTATCGTTGAGTCCAACGCATTTCAGCTTTTCCTAACCCAAGATGAGGAAATTAGAAACTTCCTCTCTACTCGCGGTATTAACTACCGCCCCCACTACACAGGTAATAACAAGCAAGACCCAGAGTTTGGTGTAGCTTCTCTGGCTCCGTTGTTCGGCACTATCATGAAACGTGATGGCAATAACAACAACTTGAAGCATGCTGGCGATAACATAATTGAGTTACCAGACTCTTCACGTAATGAACATATCAAGAAGTTAATAGAACAGTTAGTCGTATGGCAACCAGGAGTTCAAGGCAGAAGACTAAAGATGGATGCTGTAATGGCTCTATGGTTCTGCGAGATTGTTGCCCGTGATGTTTTGTTAACCTCAAGTAATGTGCCAAATTTCTTAAAGAATGAATTTACTCCTCAGAAGCAAATCGAAGATAGGTACATTGTTAACCTAGATGATTTAGCTGCTGCACAGCGAATAGTGAGAATGTAATAATGAAAGAACTTGTACACGCATATGAGCAACTAAAGGCTCGTAATTCCGAGCGCGATAAACGCATGCGCGAGGTTGCACTAGTCCGTTCTGGAAATGCAGACCAAGTATTTCGTGGTTTGTTACCAGAAGGAACATGGTCTAAACCTATTATTGCCAACCTTATCGATGTGGTTGCTCGCGATGTTTCTGAGCAGGCAGGCGTATTACCTACCATAACAGCTGCTGGAGATTCATCCCTTGATGATTCACAGCGTTCTAAGGCTGATAAGAGAACTAAGATTGCAAATTATTATGTTGCCTCTTCTCGTCTTGGAACAGAGCTACTGCGTGGCGCAGACCAATTAGGAACCTATGGTTTCTGTGTATTTAGAGTAGAACCTAATTTCAAGGAAAATAGACCACACATCCATGTAGAAAACTCCATGGGTGCATATTACGACATGGACAGGTTCGGAGAAGTATCTGTCTATTGTCGTTCGTATTATCGTAAAGCTGGAGATTTAGCAGCGCTATACCCAGAATACGCAGACAAAATTCTAAAACCAAATTCATTTGGTCAGACTGCAAGCGGAAACGAATTACTTGAGGTAGTTCGATGGACCGACAAGAAACGTGCGGTCATGTTCATACCAGAACGTGGGGGCATAGTACTTGCCGAAATACCAAACAAAATCGGTAGAGTCCCAGTTGCGATTGCTCAGCGTCCTTCGCTTGATGGCGAAACCAGAGGTTCGTTCGATGACGTTCTACCAGTATATGCAGCGAAAGCGCGTCTTGCTTTGCTTACTATGGAAGCTGTTCAGAAATCTGTTGAAGCTCCTCTTGCTCTTCCCAATGATGTTACTCAGCTTTCCATTGGTCCTGATTCGGTCATTCGTTCGAACAATCCTGAGAAAATACGTCGTATAAATTTAGACGTACCACAGTTTGCTTTTGCTGAGAACAACGTCCTAGCAGATGAAATGAAGTTGGGAACAAGATTCCCACAAGCACGTGCAGGACAAGCAGAAGGTTCTGTCGTTACTGGTCAGGGTGTCAAGGCACTTATGGCTGGGTTCGATTCACAAATTAAAGTTATTCAATCAATACTTGGCGAAGCAATAGGTGGAGCAATCTCCATTGCATTCGCTACAGACGAAGCATACTTCCCAACATTGACTCGCGAAGTATCTGCAACAGCTAATGGAGTTCCATATAAATTAAAATATAAGCCATCAATCGACATCAACGGAAACTACGGTGTAACAGTTGAATACGGATTGATGGCAGGTCTTGACCCTAACCGAGCATTGGTATGGGGTCTGCAAGCAAGAGGCGATAAGTTAATATCTCGCGGAATGTTACGTCGTAACTTACCAATCTCCCTTAATGCAGGAGAAGAAGAGCGAGCAATTGATATAGAAGAAATGCGTGATTCACTCAAAGCATCCATCTCGCAGCTTGCAGCAGCGATTCCTCAAATGGTTTCGCAAGGACAAGACCCAATGCAAATTGTTGAGAAGATGGCAGTAGTCATCGATGAACGTAAAAGAGGGACCTCGCTTGAAGATGCGGTAGCTAAAGCGTTTAAGAAAGAACCAGAACCAGAACAACCGCAATCGCCAGAAATGGCACAACCAGAACAACCTATGGGTATGGGTGGCGGTATGCCACAGATGCCACAAGGTAGACCAGCAATGCAAGA